ATAGTTTGTCAAAGTCAGCGTCCGTCATGGTGCTAATGTCGACGACATCGTTACCGCGCGTTGCTGCACTTTCGCCAGCCAATTTTGCAGGTTGTTTATTAGCAGCTTCTAGCTTTTGCTTCACATCCGTTGTGCGCTTTTTAGCTGTCGGCTTAGACTCAACCGCTTTTGGCTGTAACAACTCAGGCATGCTTGACGCTAATGTCATACGGACCGCTTTACGCAGTGCGTCAGCTTGTGCCATACCTTTTTCTGCATACATGCCCATGAGCTCATTAGCATCTGCGATCATGTCCGCGTCAGCTTGTTCGCTATTGGAATCCAGCACTGGGTACGAAGCCACCATGTCAGAAACGGCAACATCGAGATCTAGCTGCTGCTTGGTTACATTCGTTGTGTTGTGAATGTCCTTGCGCAATTCTTTAGCCATTGAATCCCGTTCTGCACTGCGGATTTCTTTGCGCACTTTTTGTGCTTTATCCGTCTCACCATCAAGAACTGCATCCATGTATTCAGCTTCTTTACCATCGAAATCAAACTCTGGCTCTGGAGCTTCTTCAGGTTTTGAACGTTCTTCAAGCTTAGCAAGGCGATCTTCAAGCTGCCGTCTACGAGCGATCTCTTCGTCCATGCGCGACTTGGGCACCATGTGCGACTTCTCATCCGATTTAGCGGCTACTTCTTCGACTTCTTCTGCTTCTTCTTCGACTTCCTCGCCTTCTAGTCCAGCCTCGTCACCCTCTAGCTCAGATTCAACTTCTTCTTCGCCCTCGGCTGCTTCGGCTTCTTCTTCGGGCGCTTCTTCTTCGGCTTCGGCTTCATCAGCGACCTCAACTAAATGCGCAATAGCGGCATCTGTCGGATCAACTTCTTCTTCGGGAATATCGCCGCGATCTAAACTACTAGCGTCAAATTCTTCGCGACCATCTCCCCCTGCAAACTCGTCAAAGTTATTATCTTCAATACTGTCATCGTGCTCTAAATTGGCACTTATTTTGGATTTAGGCATTAGGGCCTCCGTTGGTTAAATTAAAGTACTACATTTTTTGGTTTCTTATACTCTTGCTGTTTATTCTGCTGAGCACCTAGTCGCATTACTTCTGCTGCGATCTTAGTGGTTGCTTGGGTTTCTGATGTTTGCTGTTTTTGAGTTGCGGACAACTCAGCCAGTTGCATACGCACATCCAATTCCTGACGTTTTAGTTCCATACGAGCTTCTAGTTCAGCCATCTCTTTTTCAGGAGTGGTTTCTATGTCGTTCGCTTTTGCTGTAGCAAGCATGGCTTGGGCTTGCAAATGAGCCGCTTCTGATTGAAGCTTCTGAAGTTCTAACTTGACCTGTTCCATCTGGATCTGCTGTTGCATCTGAGCGGCTTCTTGCTGCTCTGGCGATTGTTCAACACCTGTGATCATGCGGATACGCTTTGCAAGCTCAGCCTTACGCTGCAGATGTGAATACTCAATAATGGCGTCGTCAGGAATGGCAATGCCTACTTGGCGTAGCTGCAATGCTTCTGCAAACTGCGACTCATCGAACGTGTCACGGGCTGGCATAGAAGACACAACAACGTCGTATTCACCTAACGTCATGTCATTAACAACTTCGCCTTCGGGGGTCATTTGGTTTAGTACCATTTCTTCCCGAGGTTTCATTGGGTCATCGTCGTTAGTAATGTGGATTACGCGCTCTTCGGTATAGAACGATTGAATAAGGCACATGATGTTTTTAGCAACAAACACCCGCGACCGAGCGAGGTTATCTAAAGGAACCTGGATCTGGATCTGACCACGATTCTGCTTCGCCTGAATGGCAACACCAGAGACTTCTGGGCTATCCTGACCAAGCATCGCATCGGATACACCTGAGATCTCTTTAATGTTGTTGGCTGCTTTTTGACCAATGCGATCGAGACCCGTTGGGATCTGGTTTGGTTGGATCTTTGCTGGAGCAGCTGACCCACGGTTGTATTCCAATACTAGACCTGTCTGAGCGCCACGTTCTTGGAGATCATCCGATGTCATACCATTTAAGGAGCCTGTCTCAACAACCCAACCACTGTTAGCAGTCGTGTTCACAATATGCAGTTCTTGTGAAGAGATCTTATTCAATTGCTCTTGAGGCGAGAGAAGGTTACGAACCATACCGAATGGTTTACCGCGCCTGAAATACGGGAAGTAAGGCACGATCGTAAAGTCTTTGTACGGTGACCAATCATCGTGTAACACGACTTGGTCCGCAGTAATGGTCCAACGTACTTTCTTAACTAGCTTTTTGAGCATGCCAAGGCCGTACTCTTTAGCAAACATCTCAGTACGCTCTTCGTCCCAGGATTCTGGAACTATGCGCATGTCCTTTGTTTTAGGGTCAACAAAGTGTGGAGTTAGTGTTAGTTTTCTATGCTGCCTTTCAACAACCCGAATGGCACGAACACTGTGCTTGTCGTCAATGTTTCCACCATTAAGGATGGCTTCCTCAACATCACCATATGTCGTATCGCGCATCTCCACCAAGTCCATTGAATCACGGCCTAAGTGCTCGCCGTTTTCAGCAATGATACGCAAGCGATCTGCTTTCTCTTGGCCATACTGTTGCTCAATGTCATCGACGCTTAGCCACTTGGTCTTTATGACTTCGTTCCATGTGGTGGGGTCGTAATCTTTAGCATCTGGATCAGGCAGAATATCTAATGGGTCTTCTGCTGTTATCTGCACCTCACCCTCAATGTGGTCGTCGAAATTCATACGGATGTCGAAGTAACCACGATCTTGGATGATGCCGTCAGCGAACACCTGACTCTCTAAATAGTCGTATTGGTTGTTGTCACTGATCTGCATGTAGAGTTTGGTGAGCACCGCAGCGACTTCATCTGAGGAGTTACGTCGAGGCTTAAACAATACGTCCGCACGTTTAGAGGACTGCTCCCCCAGTATGGTGTTGACGGTGCTCAAAATGGTATTGATGGTCAGGTGTGGGCGACCCTCTGAATCTAATGCGTCAATGTCTGTTTGTTCCCACTGCTCACCACGATAATAACGATCACACTTAATCGCTGTCTTTATGTAGTCAGTGTGGCCCGCGTCTCTAGCCCGCGTATAGCGAGCCCAGTTATTATCTACGATCTTAGTCTCTTCTAGAGGATCGACCTTCTTTGACTTCTTGTACGCCATAGCTATGCACTCATCGCTGATTTACTGCGGTTAGGGGCCATGAGACCGGGGAGCTTATCTCTCCAAGACTCTTCAATTATTCTTTGGTCTACAACGGTGGACATCTCGGACATCATTAATCCGATCCAAGCTAAACTGTCGACTTGGTCATCGTGTACACCATTAGGGAATCGCAACATCTCTGCCATTAATCCTGCATTCCATAGTTGGAACTTGGGGAAAAACACCATACCTTGTTGCATACGGCCCTGAATCGCACGGGCTCGAGCTTCTTTATCTCTGCGCCCCGTTTTCAGTTCCATCAAATACATTTCGTACAGACCACGCTCAGCGATCCGCTTCTTTAAAAAAGGTCCAAGGGCCATCTCAATGTGCCCCCGCTCGATGCCAACGATCGACGGTTGATATTCCTCATACACATCGAGGATTTTCTCAACTAACTCGTAACCGTCCCACTTACCCCGCTCAACGTGCATGACATACATCTTGTCTTCTTGGTCTACACCAACAACAACGCCCACCGAGAAATCGTTACGATCTGCTTTACCGATCGCAAGGTCCCATGCGCAATATACTTTGAGCTTCTTATGTTCTAGAGCGTTGGTTTTGTAGTATTGGAACATTCCGATTTTGAAGTATTCACCTTCATCGGCAACAGGGTTTTGCTGATACAGAGCCGACCAATCACGGGGTCCTACAGCCTTCTGTATGCGCATTAATGCTTCAGAGTCATAACGGGCTGGATGCAACGGTTCGTGCTTCTTACGGTACTTCTCGTCTTCCTCAGCGATGGCTGGGTACTTGATCACTTCCCAGGAGTCACCGCCTTCTTTCTCTTGCTCCAATAACCAGCCTGCAAGGTCGTCAT